ATGTTGTAAGGAGCGCTGGCCGGAGCGACACAAGCCGCAGCTGTTGGGTGCTGGTGAATGGCGAGCTACAGCACCGGCCGGTAATGGCAAGACGGCTGGGTTCCATCTGAGTGGGCTGTACAGCCCGCTGGGCTGGTGCAGCTGGGATCAGCTGGTGGATGACTTTCTACGGGCGAAGGGCGACGCGCCAGCGCTGAAGGCATTCGTCAACACCAGGCTGGCTGAGACCTGGGAGGAGGACTACAGCGCCAAGATCAACGCTGATGGCCTGATGGCCAAGCGCTTGGCGTATGAGCCGGGCAGCTGCCCTGAAGGCGTGGTGCTGCTGACTGCTGGCGTTGACGTGCAGGACAACAGGCTGGCGGTGAGTGTTTGGGGATGGGGTGAAGGCGAGACGGGCTGGCTGGTGTGGCACCAAGAGCTGATGGGCGATCCGACGCAAACAGAGGTATGGGGGCAGTTGGATCAGGTGCTGGCTGCTGAGTGGGGGCAGCTGAAGGTGCGCCAGATGGCGATCGACTCTGGCGGCCACTGCACGCACGAGGTGTATCGCTACGTGCGCGATCGTGTTGGGCAAAGTGTGGTTGCGATTAAGGGCAGCAGCAAGCGCAACAGCCCTGCAGTGGGCAAAGGCAGCAAGGTTGATGTGAACTGGCGCGGAAAGGTGATCAAGCGCGGCGTCACGCTTTACATGCTGGGCACTGACACGATCAAGACGACCCTGTTCGGCCGGCTGCGGCACAACGAAACGGCTGGCAGCTTGAATTTCGGCATGGCTGCGGATGAGGATTATTTCAAGCAGCTCACTAGCGAACGGCAGGCGTTGCGGTATCACCGGGGGTTTCCTATTCGGGAATGGGTGAAGAAAGCAGGCGATCGAAACGAAGCGCTTGATTGTGCGGTGTATGGCTACGCAGCGATGTTGATTTTTAGCCGCAAGATGAATAAAGCGACGATGTGGGGCCAGTTGAAGGCTGAAATGGAAGGAGAGAAGAAGCCGAAGCTAGGATCGAAGCAGAAGCCGCAACGTGCGGCATCAAGTTTCGTAAGCAGCTGGTGAGGCCGTGAACATCCCTGCGACGATCCGATCTGGCGACACGGTGAAGTGGCGGGATGATGGCGGCCGCGACAATTTGGGCAACACGATCGACAGCAGCAGCTGGACACTGACCTATTACCTGCGAACTAATACAGCAAGCGAAGGCGCGACGGTGACTGGTGCGGCCTATGGGTTGGGCTGGGAGTTCACGGTATCTGCTGCTGTAAGCGCTGGTTTTGCTGCTGGGGCATGGTTTTGGCAGGCGGTAGCGGAGCAGGGCAGTGAGAAGGTGACGCTGGGCGCTGGCCAGCTTGAGGTGTTCGCGGCGCTGGAGTACAGCGGCACGCCTGGTGCATTTGATGGCCGCACACAGCTGCAGCAGGATCTTGACGCGGTGCAGGCTGCAATCCGCACATTGATCAGCGGCGGTGCTGTTAAGCAGTACAGCATTGGCGGTCGCAGCCTGACGAAGTATGAATTGAGTGATCTGTTGGCTTTAGAAAGCCAATTGAAAGCGCAGGTGAAGCGAGAGCAGGCTGCGCAGCTGCAGGCCAATGGCCTCGGCAATCCCCATAACCTTTTTGTTCGCTTCTGATGGGCCTCCGCACGCAGCTGTTAAAAGCCTTTGGATTCCGCCGGCCGCGGCGTCGGATGTATGAAGGCGCGAGGGTAAGCAGGCTTACAAGCGACTGGGTAGCGAATGGCACCAGCGCCGATGCCGAAATCAACGGCAGCTTGAAGCGGTTGCGCAATCGCAGCCGCCAGCTGGTGCGCGACAACGATTATGCGCGGCAGGCCGTGCGTGCGGTGCGCAATAACGTGATCGGTACTGGTGTGCGCTTGCAGGTGCAGGTGCCGATGCAACGCGGCAACGGCCGGCTTGATCACCAGGTGAATGATGCGATCGAGAAAGCGTGGCGGATGTGGGGACGCAAGGAAACTTGCAACACCGCGGGCCGGCTGTGCTTTAGCGACATCGAACGCCTTGCGGTTGGTGCGATGTGCGAATCGGGTGAAGTCTTCATCCGTATTGTGCGGCGGCCTTTTGGTGGCGGCAGCATCCCGATTGCATTGGATGTAATCGAGTCAGATCTGCTGGATGATGAATACACAGGTGTTAGCACCACGCCGGGCAACGAATGGCGCATGGGCATTGAGCTCGACCCATGGGGTCGGCCGGTGCAATATGCGTTTCTGACCAGCCATCCGGGTGATACGCCTTTTGCGCGGCCTGCCACTAGCCGGCACCAGCTGATCCCAGCCAACGAGATCATTCATCTGTATCTGCAGGAACGGCCCGGCCAGACGAGGGGTGTGCCCTGGTTCTCGTCTGCGATCAAGCGGATGCACCACCTTGCTGGGTACGAGGAAGCGGAGGTGATCCGCGCTCGCGCCAACAGTTCGCTGATGGGCTTCATTACCAGCCCTGAAGGTGAGCTGCAGGGTGATGAGGTTTACGACGGCGAACGGGTGAGCAACTTTGAGCCTGGTGTGTTCAAGTATCTGGCGCCGGGCGAAACCGTCACGGTGCCGCAGCTCGATGCACCTGATGGGCAGTTTGAGCCGTTCTTGCGTGCGATGTTGCGTGCGATGGCCAGCGGGCTGGGCTGCAGCTACGAAACGATCAGCCGCGACTTCAGCCAGAGCAACTACAGCAGCAGCCGGCTGAGCTTGCTGGAGGATCGCGATAACTGGCGTGCGCTGCAGAATTACATGATCGAAAATTTCCACCAGCCGATCTATGCGGCTTGGCTGGAGATGGCCGTATTGAGCGGCGTGCTGCCATTGCCTAACTATGAAGCCAACCCTGAGCGGTATCTGAACGTGCGGTGGATGCCACGCGGATGGAGCTGGGTGGATCCTGCGAAGGAGGTGGATGCCTACGCGGCCGCGGTGCGCAATGGCTTCAAGACACTGGCGGACGTGGTGGCCGAAGGTGGCGGCGATCTGCAGGATCTGCTGCGTGCGCGGAAGGCTGAGCTCGAGCTGATGGAAGAGATGGAGCTGACTTTTGATACGACCACCGGCATCGCTGAGGCTGAACCGCCTGAACAGGCTGCACCTGCTGCGCCTGTTGAAATAGAAGATCCGGACGAGGAAGACGATATTGAGGAGGAGAGCGAATAAAGTTGGAACACAGCGCAGCGCTTTCTATGGATGACATCTCACGAGACCTAGAAGGTCAGATCTTGAAAAGGGCGGAAGCTACGGATTTTCAAGTAGCTGAAGACGATCGCACAATTGAGTTTCCCTTCAGTTCTGAGTATCCGGTAGCTCGTTATTTTGGCGAAGAAATCCTGAGCCACGAACGTGGTGCAGCTGATCTAAGCCGCCTGAATAATGGTGCCCCACTGCTTTTCAACCATGATCCCGATCGCGTAATTGGCGTGGTTGAGCGTGGTTGGATTGATGACCAGAAAAAGCGTGGATACGTGAGCGTGCGGTTCAGCCGCAATGCTTTTGCGCAGGAAATTTTATCTGATGTGAAAGACGGCGTTCTTCGTAACGTCTCTTTCGGTTATCAGATCCGCGAAATGGATCAGCGCTCTAGTGGTGAATTCCTCGCCACATCATGGGGAGTTCACGAAGTGAGCGTGGTTAGCATACCGGCAGACCCAACGGTCGGCGTCGGGCGTGCTCTCGACGCTCAACCCGCGGCCCATGCCGCACCACAAACCCCTAAAACTCAACCTGTGGTTGATATGGAAAACACCCCTGACCTTTCAGTGGTGCGGGCTGAAGCGGCTGCTGAGGCTGCAAAGGCTGAGCGCACCCGAATCGCTGGCATCACTGCATTGACTGAAAAGCACGGCATGGGAGACCTTGGCCGTCAGCTGATCGAATCTGGCCGCAGCATCGATGATGCTCGCGCTGCTGTGCTCGACAAGCTTGACGCCAAGCCTGTTGAACCCGTGAAGCAGATCGAAATGGATCAGCGTGATTCTGCTCAGTACAGCATCACTGCTGGCATCCGCGCCGCACTGACTGGCGACTGGTCTTCCCGTGAAGCCGGCCTAGTGCGCGAGATGAGCCAAGAGGTGGAGCGCTCTGGTCTTAACAAGACCACTGCTCGCAGCTTCTTTGTTCCCTTCTCTGCGCTGCGTGCCACCTATGTGACTTCTGGCGCCACCACCGGCGGCAACTTGGTTGCCACCGACCTGATGGCCGATGAGTTCATCGAGGCGCTCCGCAACAACTCGATCATGCTCGGCCTTGGTGTTCGCACCATGACTGGCTTGGTGGGCAACGTTGCGATTCCTCGTCGCGCTTCTGTGGCCAGCACCTATTACCTGGGTACTGAAACCACCGCCATCACCCAATCTGAGTCCACCTTTGACCAGGTGACTCTCTCGCCGAAGAACCTGGCAGCCCTGTCTAAGTACAGCCGCCAGACCCTGCTGCAGGGCACCCCCGGCATTGAGCAGCTGGTGCGTCGCGACATCACCGAAGGCATCAACCTGGGCATTGATTTGGGTGTGCTGAACGGCTCCGGTTCTTCCGGTCAGCCTGAGGGCATCATGCAAACCACCGGCATCGGTTCGGTTGCTCTGGGCACCAACGGCGGCCCGATCACCGTTGAATCGCTGGTGGATCTCGAGGAGCAGGTGCTGATCGACAACGGCGCTCTGAACCGCGACAACATCGCCTACGTGACCAACGCGAAGGTGTTGGCTGAACTCAAGAAGCTCCGCGCTGGTGGTTCCACCACCGGAGACGGACCCTTCCTGGTGAACAATCAGCTTGACGCCTTGGGCCGCGGCGCGACCCCCACTGCGGTGAACGGCTATCCGCTCTATGTGACCAATCAGGTTCCCAGCAACCTGACCAAGGGCACCAGCAGCGGCGTTTGCTCCGCGATGCTGATGGGCGACTTCAGCCAGGCCATGGTTGGCTTCTGGGGCAACGGCCTCGAGATCACCGTGGGCGAAGACAGCGACGACTTCAGCAAGGCTCTGACCAGCGTGCGCGGCATCGTCACCTATGACGTGGCCGTTCGTCACCCCGAGAGCTTTGCTGCAATCCTCGACATCACCACCTGATAAGGAGGGGGGCCGGGTAACCGGCCCCTTTTGATCTGATGAAAGTTTTTGTGAAGCGCAGCTGCGCAGCTGCAGGCAGCCACCTTGCTGAAGGCGGAATTTATGACGTTGACACGCAAGTGGGTCAGCAGTTGATCCGCATGGGCCGCGCTGTTGAAGCACCGGCTGAAATTAAGCCTGCCCCTAGAAAAGCGAAAGCCAATGGCGCTGACTGAAGAGCTCAGTTCGTTTTTCAACGATTTCGGCGTCAGCTGCACGGCTGGCGCCGTTTCTGCTTTGGGCATCCTTGATATGCCTACGCAAGTTCTGGCTGGTGATCAGGTGCTTAGCACTGACTACACGCTTACGGCCAAGGCTTCTGATTTTGGCAACCTGCTCTATGGCGACGCAATCACTGTGGCCGGTGTGGCTTATACGGTGAGGGAGGCCAGATTGATTGACGATGGCGCCATTGTTGAGCTCGGTCTATCAAAATTGGCGACAGGCCAAACTGCACCAGGCGGTTTGCCCAATACCAAGCAAGAATTTGGCTTGGCGGATCTTGCTGATGTAGACATCAATAGCGCAGACGCTGGCGATGTGCTCATCAATAACGGTGTTGCATGGGTGGATGCGGCAAACCTTGACGAGGGAGATTACTGATGACTGTTTACGGATCCTCCGGTGAGCTGAACCGGAACGTCTACCACTTCGCTGAGCTCACAGATCTGGGCTCAACCGAAGCTGTGATGGTGCATGGCTCGCATCTCACCTTTGTGCATCGCGTCACTGGCAATGTGACGATTCTGGATGAGGGATCGCTCGATGGCATCCACTGGTTCGCGATCGACACAGAGAAAGCGCACAACGAGAGCGGCACTGATGGGCACTTCTATGAAGGCCGCGCCGTGCAGTATGTGCGTTCCACGGTGACCAGCGTTAGCGGGAGCGTTACCGTCAACATCAGCGTGATGTGCCACTGATGACTAAGCGCGAGCGAATTCTGGCGGCAATCCGCACGGCCCTTACTGGTACGACGCAAGTTGGCGCGCGAATCTATCGCAGCCGGGTTGAACCGTTCGCACGCAACGAAAGCCCTGCCATTGTCGTTGAACCAGTTAGCGATACAGCGCAGCAAAACACTGCGTTGCCCACGCTTGATTGGAGCCTGACAATTCGTGTGGCGATCATTGTGCGCGGCAACGTACCTGATCAATTGGCTGACCCAATCGTGCAGGATGCTCACGCGAAGATCATGGCTGATCTCACGCTGGGCGGTTACGCCATTGATGTGCAGCCGCAAACCGCAGTTTTTGAGCTGCTGGAAGCTGACCAGCCTGCTGGTGTGGTGAGCCTTGAGTACCTGGTGAGATATCGCACCAGCGTGGTGGATCTCACCGTTTCGTAATGGCTACGATAGTGAAAGATCCCGGCGTTCAGAGCCGGCCCATATCTGCTGAGACTGACCAATGGCTCTGACACGTAAAGGCCTAATCATTGCGGCCAAAGAGTCCACCTACGGTACGGACGCAACACCAGCGGGCACTGATGCGATCAAGGTCGCAAACATCAGCATCACTCCGTTGCAATCTGATGTAGTTAGCCGCGAGATTATTCGGCCATTTCTTGGCAACCCTGAGCAGCTGCTGGCTAATCAGCGCGTTGAGTTGTCTTTCGATGTTGAGCTGACGGGCTCTGGCGCTGCTGGTACAGCTCCTGCCTTTGGCATCCTGCTGCAGGCCTGCGGTTTCGCTGAAACGGTCTCTGCCGGCGTCAGCGTCACCTATGAGCCTGTAAGCGCATCTTTCTCATCTGCAACGATTTACTACTTCAACGATGGCATCCGTCACAAGCTGACTGGTGCGCGGGGAAGCTTCAGCCTGAATGGTGAGGTTGGTCAGATCCCAACTCTTAGCTTCACGTTCATGGGCATCTACAACGCCCCCGGAGATGCGACTCCACCCAGCACCACCTACAACGATCAAGCGGATCCTGTCATTTTCAAAGCAGGCAACACCACTGCTTTCCAGCTGTTCAGCTACGCCGGCTGCTTGCAGTCCGTAAGCATGGATCTGGCGAATGAGATGGTTTATCGCGAGCTGATCAACTGCACCAAGCAAGTGCTGATCACCAACCGCGCCCCCAGCGGCACTGTCGTGATTGAAGCGCCAGACATCGCTGATCACGATTACTTCACTGACGCGACTGGTTCGGCGACTGGGAACCTGACTTTCCAGCACGGCCAAACCGCTGGAAACATCGTGACCTTCAGCTCGCCGCAGACTGATCTAGGCTCGCCTACCTACAGCGATCAAGACGGTGTGCAGATGCTCAACCTGCCATTTATTGCCACACCGACCGATGCAGGTAATGATGAGCTAGAGATTGTTTTCACCTGATGGCTTTTGTCCTGAAGCAAGATGATCGGTTTACGTGGCCGATCAGCTTCGATGTGCCGGTTGATGGCGGCCGGCACCAACGCCAAACCTTTGATGGTGAGTTTGTGCGCCTAAGCCAGTCTCGACTGCGTGAGCTCGGCGAAGCAATCCAAACAGAAGAGGCAAACGATCAGGACATTGCGCGCGAGGTGCTCGTGGGCTGGTCTGGCATCACCGACGACGACGGCGAAGAGCTGCCGTACAGCAAAGCGGCACTTGACCGTTTGCTTGACATTCCAATGCTGGCAACGGCCATTGTGACCACCTACTTCAAAAGCTTGCAAGGAGCCAAGCAAAAAAACTAATAGGCGCCGCTGAGCACTGGTCAGCTGGTGGCGTTGATGACCGCACGCAGGAGGATGCTGCCGCCTTAGGCGTGGCATTGCCTGCTGATGATCGAAGCGACGATTTTGAAGTGTTGCCAGAAAACTGGTCTGCTGTGCAAATGTTCTTGCGTTGCCAAACGCAATGGCGCACGGGCATGGCAGGCCCGATTGGCTTGGACTATGGAGCTGTCCAGTGGCTCTTTAGACTTTACGAAGTAGAAGACCACCGCTCGGTTTTGGAGGATCTGCAGACAATGGAAGCAGCGGTGCTCTTAACGATGAGCAAGAGGGCAAAGTAGATGGCAATGAACATCGACGCACTGCTGCGAATCAAGGCAGACGTTCAAGGCGAAAACAATATCAAGCGCCTCGGCAACTCGATGCAGGGAGTGACCGGCAAGGTCAACAACCTGAAGATGGCGGTCGGCGGCCTAAGCGCTTCTTTCAAAGCACTGGGCGCTGCGCTTGCGGTCGATAGCTTTGCTGCCTTCATTAAATCCGGCATTGATGCGGCGGATGCAATGGGCAAGGCCAGCACGCGCACAGGCGTTGCGGCTCAGGCATTGCTTGGTATGCAAAATGCTGCAGCGCTTGCTGATGTCAGCAATGAGCAGCTAGTTAAAGGCCTGACCAAGCTGAACGTGAATATGGTCGCCGCAGCTGAAGGAAATGAGGAACTAACAAAACGCTTTCAACAGCTTGGTATTCAGATCAAAAAAGAAGACGGCACCCTTAAGAGCACAGAGGAAGCATTTGCCGAAATCGCCGATCGTTTTGCTGATATGCCCAATGGGGCACAAAAGGCGGCCGCGGCCATGTCGCTGTTTGGCAAGTCTGGCGTTGAGCTAATCACCCTGCTGAATGGTGGCAGCAAATCACTTGAGGAATTTAACTACAAACTGAGCGATGATTTCGCGCAGCGCTCTGAAGTATTTAACGACAGCATTACGAAGATGGGTTTTAAAACCCAAGGTTTCCAGATGCAGTTGATGGATGCGCTGTTGCCTGCGCTGCAATCAATCATTGATGTGTTTTCTGAGCTCTTTAATAGCGAGCAGGATTTCACTGCATTATTTGATGTAATTAAAGCTGGCCTTCGCACGGTTGCCACTTTTGTTTACGCAAACGTGGCTTTGTTTGGTGCTATGGCCCGTGGTGTCGTCGGCGCATTTCAAGTCGTTAGCCAGGCCGTAAGGGGTGATTTCCAAGGTGCGTGGAATACGTTCACCAGCACTGTCAGCACTCAAGTTGATCAAGCTAAAAAGGATTTTGAAAGCTTGCAGCGTTTATGGACAGATTCCGCCGCACCAACTGGTGTGACAGGCCGCCGCAGTTTTGATCTGCGTGATTTACGTGAAGAACGCGAACGCGATGCAGCTGCAAGCCGTGCAGCGACAGCAGAGCAACGCGCTGCAGAAAAAGCAGCTAATGATTACAACAACGCACTTCTGAAATCAGCTGATCTTGCTGCTGAGCTCAAGCGTCGCATTCGTGATATTAACCTGGCCACAAATGGATTAGGCGAGACTGCTCGCCAGGCTATTGATCGCGAATATCAAGAGGCCCTTAACAACATCGCAGACGAAGGCGAGCGGATCAAAAAGACGATTCTCGAACTGCGAGAACTAAGCGGCAACACGCTGATGTTTGAAGGTTTAGTGAATGCTGATGGCACTGGCCTTGCACAGCAATTTCTTAATGCTTTAGGGCAACAAGCCGAAATTGATCGCATCTTGAAGCTTGGCCAATTGCAAGCGCAGGAGGCTCAGGCGGCTTCTGCGCAAGCAATGGAGGGCATGTCGTTTGGTGTGGGAGGCGGCCCGCTGTCGGGGATGAGCGACGTGATTTCACAAGCAAAAGCTGGACTTCAAGAACTCGCTGCGCCTCTTAACGCAATTCGCGGTGCAGCGGAAACTATGGGCCAATCATTTGGTAATGCCTTTCGAGGCTTGGTTTCTGGGAGTATGTCAGCCAAGCAAGCACTTGCAAGCTTCTTTGAGGCTGTCGGCAAATCCTTTATGGATCTCGCTACTCAGATCATCACCCAGCTGATCACCATCACAATCCTGGAATCGATATCGAGCATTTTCGGCGCATCTGGCGGTTTATCAGGCAAAGGTGCTCTAGGCAATTCATTCCCGGCAGCAACAAGCATTTCAGGCACAAATGTTTCTGCGGCAGGCCTTGGCTCAATTGGCACACCAGGCAGCTCTGCTGGTTTCGGTGGATTCTCTGCTGGTTTTGCTGCTGGTGGTTTTGTTACCGGACCAACCCGCGCGATGGTTGGGGAAGGCGGCCAACCTGAATATGTCATTCCCGCCAGCAAGATGCGCACCGCGATGTCGCGCTATTCCCGTGGCGCCCGCGGTGCAGCTGTTATTCCTGGCAGTGGAACGGAACCAGGAGGTGGCAGCGCAGCTACGGCAACGATGCAACCAATCGACGTGCGCTACAGCGTGGAACGGATCAATAACGTGGATTACGTTACGGCTGACCAGTTCCAGCAAGGCATGGCACAAGCTGCTCAACAAGGTGCTGTACAAGGTGAACGCCGTGCCATGCGTAGCTTGAAAAACAGCAGTGCAACCCGCCGCTCCGTTGGAATCTGATGGAATACGCCTACGGCCACTTGCTTGATATCGGCCCCACGGGGCAGGCGGCACAGTACCGCTTTCAAAATTACGCGATCAACCAAAGCGTTAACGGCTACCTGTTTTTGCCCTTCGGCTTTGGCGGTGCTGTGGCGACACTGCAGGGCGACAACCTAGATGCAACGTTGCAGTTCGCCAACACGGATATGGTCCGCGCATGGATCACAGAAGCGCTCGATAACCTATGGGTTGCCAAGGTAACCACGGTGCTCTGGGAGCCGTCAACTGGCGCCGTCCAGCGCACCCTTTATCAATACTGGGGCAGCTGCTCCAGTGGTGGTTGGGATGAAACCACGCTGCAGGTAAGCCTCAATTCAGTGCTAGACGCAGTGCAGGCCAACATCCCTGGGCGTCGGCTGCATCGCTGGCAGGTTGGCAGCATCCCGTTTACAGCGCAGATCCGTGTGTGATCATCTGATCGGGCGGCGTTACGAGCGCTGCCATCAGCTTGTAATTGAAGCCATGCAGGCGATGGGGCTAGACGCGCCAGCTGACCAGCCGGATTGGTACAACCTTGGAATGAAGGGTATTTTGCGCGAAGTTAAAAAGTACGGTGATGCAGTAGACGCACCCGCCTACGATGGTGACGTGGTTTTGCTGGCATCTAACCCACCAGCACTTGGGGTGACATGGCAGAACGGAATCCTGTATCTAAATCGTCTGACCGGAGTGGTCGATTGGAAACCGGTATCCGCCCTTACGATCCTGCGCTCTTACCGTATGAAGTCGCGCTGATCGAAGCGCTGGGTTGCAGTGAGCAGGAATATCGAGAGTTTGTTCGGCACGCCCAACTGCAGGCGCGTGTGCGTCCGGCTGCGTATGACCATATCCCGGATGTGCAGAATTTTGAAGTCGTAGCAATTGTCAGCCTTATTATTGGCTTGGCGTCTACAGCCGTCAGCATCCTGCTGGCACCAAAAGCACCAGCACTTGAATCACCCGCCAAGATCAAGGGCAAAAAGCTTGCTGATCAAATCGGGCCAACGCGATTCAATCAAACTACTAGCTTCGATAACGTCAGCAGCCTTGCTGAATACGGGCAGCCGATTCCAATTCCCTTCGGTAAGCGCGGCACCGGGCGTGATGGTGCATTGACTGGTGGCCTGATCCTTGCACCTGCTTTGGTGTGGAGCCGCGTGTATTCCTACGGAAATTATCAAGCTTTTGAAGGCTTATACGTTGCAGGCCAACACGGCATTGAAGCGCCTGAATTGTCTGGTGTCAGGCTTGGTACGTTTGCATTAGATACGCTTGGTGATCGGGAATTCGCGTTGTTCTGGTCATCAAGTCAATCAAATAATTTCCCGACTGCATTGATTGGTGGCGATGCCAATTACGGCACATCAGGAAGGCGTGTGTTTTTGGCGCCAGGGCAAAACGGTGAATTCGAACGCTCTGCGTCAATGGCTTATAACGTCAATGCCCAGTACCAATTTGGCACAGCAACACCCGTACAAAACGGCACCGCTTACCGCTTCAACTGGGAAATTGTTAGCGCACCGTTTAGCTCAACACAAGGGCCAGATGCGGAAGACGTGCGTTACGAAACTAGAGCCAAGCGCCGAAAGATTGCTGGCGCCGATGCTGATGTTTTGCATGATTTTTCAAAACCCGGGGTGGGTATGCCTGGCGTTGGACGCGCCTATTCGCGCAGAATGGGCTTTATGGCAATACAAAGAGTTGGCAGCTCAACGCGCCAAAAATTTGAAAATAGAGCTGTAATTAATGTAAACATTGGTGATGTAGCAACTTTTGAAATTTACAATAAAGGCTGGGGAGATTTTCAAGGAGAAGATTTTCAATATAACGGTAAGCGCGTGCGAAGCGTAAACCTAAAAGATTTAAGCAATACCGCTAGAAGTTGGCGGCAGCGTGCAAAAGATCTGTTGACAATTGGAACACGTTGGATTATTGGCTCGTCAATTTGGGTCATTGAAGATCGTAAATCTACCGCAAACGATGCTACGCATATTTACTTTAAATGTGTGTCAATTGTGGGCGTAGCAACCCTTGGCATTGCCGGTTATCGAACAATTCGGGAGCCACTTGGCGGATACAACGGTTTACAATACAACGACGAAAAGCATTGCGGCGCTGCTTTTTGGAATGTGTGTCGTTTACATATGGCCAATATCAGGCCAGTGCGGCGTGATTCTATTGCCATCGAATTTGGTATTCGCTCGCAAGTCTGGAATAGAGCATCTGGACTTTGCAATTTTAATGCGCTACCTACTCCTGCTGATTTATATCGTTTTGATGAAAAAGATATAACGGTTACTACGCCAAAGATGGATAAATACTTTGATCGCGCTTCTTGCTTTTCTGTAATGGTACGGCCAGTTCCAAAATATGGAGAGGCCGAAACCCAGTGGCAGCGCATACCTGAATTGTTCTGCGTAATTGGCAGAGCACCAATTGATCAATATAATTACTTGCGCATTAAGCCTAGGGTGGCAGGTTACTACGAATATAGGTTTATCCCACGCACCGGCACAGATATTGCGCAAAACAGTATTGATACCAATACTGCCATCAGACTTTTTTCCGAAGGAGGCCAATTATTTGGCCGTGACTACAGCACTCCTTACGGCGACTTTAGGATCACAACAACTGGCACTGAAATTGCAATTGCCGATATCAAAGCAAATGATGAATTATTTACAGATCGAAGTGAAGAAGATCCTTACGCTGGCGCCTCTTACACGACATCCGGACCTGTCTCGGTAACGCAAAGTGATTCCTCCACTACTCCCGAAGGCGGCCAGTTTCCAATTAACGCATGGGTAACTCATTATTTGGACCGCGCTTGGATTAGCCGCAATCAAGGTACGACGCAAAGTTTTAATGTAACAATGACCAAAACGAATGACCCAAGCAAAACCCTTTCTTTAAGAGTAACAGC